CTACCTTTAAGTTTGACTTATCTGGTTTTGTTTTTAGTTTAACACTTGCTGAACCCCCTGTTGGAGCACTTGGAAAATTATCAATCTGAAAAGTACAGGATGTATTATAGATCCATGAATTAAAGAAAACTTCTTTCTTTGTTTTATTTTGAGGATTCGCTACTACTTCACCAAGATTCTTAACAGATATCCTTTCTCCTTCAGTGGTAACACTTGATGTATTTGATGGTAGAAGTTTAAAATCAGATAGTACACCTGTAATTCTTAATTCAACTTTTTTACTAAGATCTCCATCCTCATATCCAAAAATAAATTCATCGGATCTTACATCGTCTGTTGAAGAAATTGCAGTAGTAATACCAGTGCAATTTAGGAATTGATTAACTGTCTTATCAGTGTATGTAACCGTGTTTATCCCTGATATGACCCTACCGGTAGTGTTAAACCCAACAGTTGAGTCAACAGTGATTACAGACGATCCTATCGGCACATTACCTATTGCTTTTGACTTTCCGGGTACAGTAAATGTTCCTAAAATACCACTACGATCATTATACCCAACGAATAAACTTAACTTATAATAACTTTTTCTATTTCGGGTAATTATCTCTACTTCAGATACTGAAGCTGTTGTCTGAGAATCAGTTGATTTTGTTATTGTCTGTCCTAGTAATTTATTAGGATCACCACTAATAACTTCAGCCACCACGATTTCTCTGCGTATAAATTCAGCACCTGATGGTTTGATAAGAAAATCTTCTAAATCGAGTATTTTAGGTGTGACTCCAAATATCGCATTAAAAAGAATACGGAATGATTCTGCAGTTCCTTTTGATTGATATAAAGACTTTGATTCTTTTATGAAGTTACTTACAT